GAAAGATGCTGGATTCCCTGCAGGCACACAGCCTTCAGTCGGCCATAGTGAAGGCGATGTATGCAGCGACGATTGAAAGTGACCTTGATACCGAAAAGGCCTTTGAATATATCGCCGGTGCGCCGCAGGGGCAGAAGGATAATCCGCTTATTAATATTCTGGATAAGTTCTCCACCTGGTATGACACGAATAGCGTGACGCTGGGCGGTGTCAAAATTCCGCACCTTTTCCCCGGTGATGATCTGAAACTTCAGACCGCGCAGGATTCAGACAATGGATTTTCGGCGCTTGAACAGGCGCTGCTGCGGTATATCGCCGCCGGTCTTGGCGTTTCCTACGAACAGTTGTCCCGTGATTACTCGAAGGTCAGTTATTCAAGTGCCCGCGCCTCCGCCAATGAGTCGTGGCGCTATTTTATGGGGCGGCGAAAATTTATTGCGTCCCGGCTGGCCACGCAGATGTTTTCCTGCTGGCTGGAAGAGGCACTTCTTCGGGGATTATTCGTCCGCCACGGGCACGTTTTGATTTTTATCAGGCGCGTTCAGCCTGGTCACGGGGCTGAGTGGATTGGTGCCGGAAGAATGGCCATTGACGGGCTCAAGGAGGTTCAGGAATCGGTGATGCGTATTGATTCCGGACTGAGCACGTATGAGAAAGAGCTGGCGCTGATGGGCGAGGATTATCAGGACATTTTCCGCCAGCAGGTCAGGGAATCTGCAGAGCGGGAAAAAGCCGGACTCTCACGTCCGGTGTGGATAGCGCAGGCGTATCAGCAGCAGATAGCGGAGAGTCGCAGGCCGGAAGAGGAGACAACACCACGTGAGACGTAATCTTTCACACATTATTGCAGCAGCATTCAATGAACCGCTGCTTCTGGAGCCCGCCTATGCGCGGGTTTTCTTTTGCGCGCTCGGGCGCGAGATGGGGGCAGCAAGTCTTTCGGTACCACAACAGCAGGTACAGCTTGATGCACCCGGAATGCTGGCTGAAACGGACGAGTACATGGCCGGAGGTAAACGACCGGCCCGTGTTTACCGGGTGGTGAACGGTATTGCTGTACTGCCGGTGACAGGCACGCTGGTGCACCGGCTGGGGGGTATGCGGCCATTTTCCGGAATGACAGGCTATGACGGCATTGTCGCCTGTCTTCAGCAGGCAATGGCGGATAGCCAGGTGCGGGGCGTACTGCTGGACATTGACAGTCCGGGCGGGCAGGCCGCCGGTGCGTTTGACTGTGCTGACATGATTTACCGCCTCCGTCAGCAGAAGCCGGTCTGGGCACTGTGCAATGACACGGCCTGTTCTGCAGCCATGCTGCTGGCGTCGGCCTGCTCCCGACGACTGGTTACCCAGACATCCCGTATCGGCTCCATTGGCGTGATGATGAGCCATGTCAGCTATGCCGGTCATCTGGCGCAGGCCGGGGTGGATATCACGCTGATTTATGCCGGGGCGCACAAGGTGGATGGCAATCAGTTTGAAGCCTTACCGGCAGAGGTGCGTCAGGACATGCAGCAGCGGGTTGATGCGGCGCACCGGATGTTTGCCGAAAAAGTGGCGATGTATACCGGGTTGTCTGTGGATGCGGTCACGGGAACAGAGGCCGCCGTTTTTGAAGGTCAGTCCGGCATTGAGGCCGGGCTGGCGGATGAATTAATCAATGCGTCGGATGCCATCAGTGTGATGGCCACGGCGCTGAACAGTAATGTCAGAGGAGGCACTATGCCGCAATTAACTGCAACGGAAGCCGCCGTGCAGGAGAACCAGCGAGTGATGGGGATCCTGACATGCCAGGAAGCGAAAGGACGTGAACAGCTTGCCACGATGCTGGCAGGGCAACAGGGCATGAGCGTTGAACAGGCCCGGGCGATTCTGGCCGCGGCGGCACCGCAGCAGCTGGTGGCATCCGCGCAGAGTGAAGCCGATCGCATTATGGCGTGTGAAGAAGCGAACGGTCGTGAACAACTGGCGGCAACGCTGGCGGCGATGCCGGAGATGACGGTGGAAAAAGCCCGCCCGATCCTGGCGGCTGCACCACTGGCGGATGCCGGGCCCTCACTTCGTGATCAGATCATGGCCCTGGATGAGGCAAAAGGGGCAGAAGCGCAGGCTGAAAAACTGGCGGCCTGCCCGGGAATGACCGTGGAGAACGCCCGGGCTGTGCTGGCTGCGGGATCAGGTAAGGCCGAACCGGTCTCTGCATCCACAACCGCCCTGTTTGAACATTTCATGGCGAATCATTCACCGGCAGCGGTGCGGGGTGGCGTGTCACAGACGTCAGCAGACGGTGATGCGGACGTGAAAATGCTCATGGCCATGCCATGAAGTCAGTGCTGACCATCAATATGAGGTTTTAACAAAATGGTGACGAAAACCATCACTGAACAGCGTGCGGAAGTACGTATTTTTGCCGGTAATGATCCGGCTCATACCGCCACAGGCAGCAGCGGGATTTCTTCTGCAACACCGGCTCTGACGCCCCTGATGCTGGATGAAGCCACCGGGAAACTGGTGGTCTGGGATGGACAGAAAGCCGGTAGTGCGGTTGGCATACTGGTACTGCCGCTTGAAGGCACCGAGACGGTGCTGACCTATTACAAGTCGGGGACCTTTGCGACGGAGGCAATCCGCTGGCCTGACAGTGTGGATGAACACAAAAAGGCAAATGCCTTTGCCGGCACAGCCCTGAGTCACGCGGCTCTGCCGTAACACGTTATCAGGCCACCATGGTGGCCTGACTGATTTCTTAATGAAAGGAACTGATTTATGGGATTGTTTACGACCCGCCAGTTACTCGGTTATACCGAACAAAAAGTTAAATTCCGTGCGCTGTTTCTGGAGCTGTTTTTCCGCCGTACGGTGAATTTCCACACCGAAGAGGTGATGCTGGACAAAATTACCGGAAAAACGCCGGTGGCGGCCTATGTCTCCCCGATCGTTGAAGGAAAAGTGCTTCGCCATCGCGGTGGTGAAACCCGCGTGTTACGTCCGGGCTACGTCAAGCCCAAACACGAATTTAATTACCAGCAGGCGGTTGAGCGCCTTCCTGGTGAAGATCCGGCTCAGCTGAACGACCCGGCCTACCGTCGTCTGCGTATCATTACCGATAACCTCAAACAGGAAGAGCACGCTATTGTCCAGGTGGAAGAAATGCAGGCGGTGAATGCCGTGCTGTATGGCAAATACACCATGGAAGGGGAACAGTTTGACACGGTCGAGGTGGATTTCGGACGCTCTGAAGGAAATAACATTGAGCAGGCCGACGGTAAAAAATGGTCTGAGCAGGACCGTGATACGTTTGATCCGACGCATGATATTGACCTTTACTGCGATCAGGCCAGCGGTCTTGTGAATATTGCCATTATGGACGGTACGGTCTGGCGTCTGCTGAATGGCTTTAAGCTGTTCCGCGAAAAACTGGATACCCGTCGCGGCTCAAATTCACAACTCGAAACGGCAGTGAAAGACCTGGGAGCGGTGGTGTCTTTCAAAGGGTATTACGGTGATCTGGCCATTGTGGTGGCGAAAACGTCTTATGTGGCAGACGACGGTACCGAAAAACGTTATCTGCCGGTGGGCACACTGGTCCTGGGGAATACGGCAGCAGAGGGCATTCGTTGCTATGGTGCCATTCAGGATGCGCAGGCGTTGTCCGAAGGTGTGGTGGCCTCTTCCCGTTATCCGAAACACTGGCTGACTGTGGGCGATCCGGCCCGTGAATTCACCATGACGCAGTCCGCACCGCTGATGGTGCTGCCGGATCCGGATGAGTTTGTGGTGGTGCAGGTGAAATAATCCGTGAGCGGGGGCGAAATGCCCCCGTGTCTTTTTTCACAGGAGGCTGAGATGGCAACAAAAGAAGAAAATCTGAATCGTCTTCGTCAACTTGCTGGCCTGCTGGGGCGCGAGGCGGATATGTCGGGGAGTGCTGCGGATATTGCGCAACGTGTGTCTGAGTGGGAAGAGGAGCTTGCTGTTTCCCCGGAGGGCATTATGCACTCTGATGAGAGCGGGGCTGATCAAAATCACACAGACGATGGTGAGCAGTTGAACAACACGGATGCTCCGGATGATGTTAAAGCCGTCCGGGTACGGAAGTGCCTGCAAGTAATGGGGTATTGCCCGGAGACAGGTCGTCCCGTTGAGCTGGCGTTACGGGGTATGCGTGTTCTGGTGCCATCATCACTGGCAACGGCCATGATACAGCACGGAACGGCTGAATATGCGTGATTTTCAGAATGCCTTTGATGCTGCCCTCGCCGGGGTAGACAGTACGATCGTTGAAGTGATGGGGCTCTGTGCGCAGTTCACCTCGGGGCACAGTGTGGCAGCGAAGTTCAGGGGTTTTTTGACGATCCGGAGTCGCTGGGTTTGCCGGTGGCGGGGTCCGTATTGAAGGAAGCAGCCCGTCATTATTTGTGCGGACGGATACGGTTCGTGCCGTGCGGCGTGGTGACACGCTGACCATTAATGGTGAGACATTCTGGGTGGATCGTGTTTCTCCGGATGACGGGGCAGCTGTTATCTCTGGCTCAACCGTGGGCAACCACCCGCAGTTAACCGGCGACGATAAACGCAGGGTGAATTATGGCGATAAAAGGGCTTGATCAGGCGATTGACAATCTGAGCCGGGTTCGTAAAAACGCCATTCCGGCTGCTTCTGCAATGACCATTAACCGCGTGGCCACAACGGCGATTAATCAGTCTTCGTCACAGGTTGCCCGGGAAACCAGGGTGAGACGGAAACTGGTAAAGGAACGGTCCAGACTGAAACGGGCGACGGTCAGAAATCCGAATGCCAGAATTATCGTTAACCGCGGTGATCTCCCTGTGATTAAGCTGGGGATCAGAATGCTGGGGCGTCGTCCGAACAGCATACTCAAAGCCGGTCAGCATCGTTATCAGCGGGCATTTATCCAGCGATTAAATAATGGGCGCTGGCATGTTATGCAACGTCTTCCCCAGGCCAGATATGAGGAGGGCAATGACGACAAGGGAAGGAAAAAGCGTAATCGCCTTCCCATTCAGGTGGTGAAAATCCCGATGGCGGCCCCACTGAAACAGGCATTTGATGAGAATGTTGACCGTATCCGGCGTGAACGCCTGCCTAAAGAACTGGCATACGCGCTGAAACAACAACTGAGGATTGCGATAAAACGATGAAACACACTGACATTCGTGCCGCAGTGCTGGATGCACTCGAGCAGCATGAACACGGGGCGACGCTGTTTGATGGTCGCCCCGTTGTTTTTGACGAAGAGGATTTTCCTGCGATCGCGGTTTATCTGACGGATGCAGAGTATACCGGTGAAGAGCTGGATGCAGATACCTGGCGGGCCACACTGCATATTGAGGTGTTTTTACCGGCACAGGTACCTGATTCGGAGCTCGATCAGTGGATGGAAAGCCGGATTTATCCGGCGATGACTGCGATCCCTGCACTGGCAGGACTGATTACCACGATGGTTACGCAGGGCTATGAGTATCGTCGTGATGACGATATGGCGTTATGGAGCTCTGCAGATCTGACTTATTCCATTACATACGAGATGTGAGGACGATATGGCAACACCAAATCCCCTTGAGCCGGTAAAAGGTGCCGGTACCACTCTGTGGGTTTACAACGGCAAGGGTGATGCTTATGCAAACCCGTTGTCAGACGATGACTGGCAGCGACTGGCTAAGGTGAAGGATCTGACGCCGGGCGAGATGACGGCAGAATCCTACGATGATAACTACCTGGATGATGAAGACGCGGACTGGACCGCGACCGGGCAGGGGCAGAAATCTGCAGGTGATACCAGTTTTACGCTGGCCTGGAAACCGGGAGAGGAAGGCCAGAAAGGGCTTATAGGCTGGTTTGAAAGCGGCGATGTCCGGGCCTATAAAATCCGTTTTCCGAATGGCACGGTGGATGTGTTTCGTGGCTGGGTCAGCAGTATCGGTAAGGCCGTGACGGCGAAAGAAGTGATCACCCGCACGGTGAAAGTCACTAACGTGGGTAAACCTTCTGTAGCGGAAGAACGCAGCAAAATTACGCCGGTCAGTGCGATTAAGGTGACGCCGGCATCCGGTACGGTGGCAAAAGGGAAAACAACCACCCTGACGGTTTCTTTTGAGCCGGAAAGTGCAACCGACAAGACGTTCAGAGCGGTTTCCGCCGATCCGTCGAAAGCCACCATTAGTGTGAAAGATATGACAATTACGGTAAACGGCGTGGCGACAGGTAAGGTGCAGATCCCTGTGGTGAGCGGAAATGGTCAGTTCGCCGCAGTGGCTGAAGTCACCGTTACTGAAGCGGGCGCTGCAGGGTAAACGGAGGTAATACATGTTTCTGAAAACAGAACAATTTGAATATAACGGTATGTCCGTCACGCTTTCCGAATTGTCTGCGCTGCAGCGGTTTGATTATATAAAGTTTGTTTCAGACGCAGAACAACAGGAGACAACGAAGCATGATGTCGTGCACATTAACCAGCGATATCTGGAAACGGCATCCCTGCTTGTGGCGATGTCGCTATGGCATACCCATTCCCTCAAAGGCACTCTGGCCTCTCCGGAGACAGAGATGCAGCAGATCCGCCGTGAAGTGATGCTGGGATGGCCTGCTGATGCACTGAATCAGGCAACGAACCGGGTGCTTTATCTTTCAGGTATGCTGGATAACCGGCACGATGCCGATCCTGAACAAACCGGGAAAGCAGAAGCGACTGAGCCGGTAACATCAAAAAAGCATTCGAAGGCGAGCTGAACTTTGTCCTGAAACTGGCGCGAGAGATGGGGAGACCCGACTGGCGCGCCATGCTTGCCGGGATGACATCCACCGAATATGCCGACTGGCGACGTTTTTACTGCACGCATTATTTTCAGGATACCCAACTGGACGCTCATTTTTCCGGGCTGATGTACGCCGTACTCAGCCTGTTTTTTGGCGATCCGGATATGCATCCGGCGGATTTCAGTCTGCTTGCTCCAGCGTGTGAGGAAGAGCAGACGGAGATGCCGGACGAGGAAGAAATGCTGATGCAGAAAGCGACAGGAGTTGCCGGAGGCGTCCGGTTCAGAGGGGACGGAGGGCGCGATATTTCACCTTCTGCGGATGTGGTGGATGTCAGCGAGGATGATGTTGCATTAATGATGGCTTCAGCGGGGATTTCCGGAGGTGTGAGATATGTCCCAGCCAGCGGGTGATCTGGTTATTGATTTGAGTCTGGATGCGGCCCGGTTTGATGAACAGATGGCCCGGGTACGCCGTCATTTTTCCAGTCTGGAGGCGGATGCCAGAAAAACCGCCAGTACTGTTGAACAGGGGCTGAGCCGACAGGCGCTGGCTGCACAAAAAGCCGGGATATCAGTCGGACAGTATAAGGCTGCCATGCGCACACTGCCCGCACAGTTCACGGATATTGTCACTCAGCTTGCCGGTGGTCAGAATCCCTTCCTTATCATGCTGCAGCAGGGGGGGCAGATCAGCGATTCATTCGGTGGACCGCTCAGCCTGCTTACCCTGCTGAAGGAGGAACTTCTCGGGATCAGGGATGCCTCTGAATCATCAGAGGAGTCGCTGTCAGATACGGCAAATGCACTGGCTGAAAATGCCCGGAATGCCGGTGAGCTGGGACGATTTATGTCGGTGGCCCGTGTGGCGGCAGGTGGCGGGGTTGCCGTACTGGCCGCGCTTGCTGCCGCCGCCTGGCAGGCAGAGCAGGCTGACCGGGCCTTATTGCGTTCACTGATCCTGACCGGAGGGGCGGCTGCCACCACAACGGCAGAATTGTGGAAAATGGCCGGGGTGATCAGCGATGAAGCCGGTGGTGGTATCAGACAGGCGGCAGAAAATCTGGCCCGTCAGGCAGAAAGCGGGAAATATACCGCCGGGCAGCTACGGATCATGGGGGGAAACCTCTCAGAGATGGCTGCAGACGGTGGGGACGATGCCGGGAAGGTGGAAAAAGCCTTTGAAGGGATTGCAGCAGATCCGGTGAAGGCGCTGGCCTCCCTGAATCAGCAGTATAACTTCCTGAGCGTTTCCCAGTTACGCCATATTGATGAGCTTGAGCGCACGAAAGGTAAACAGGCTGCGGTGACGGAGGCGATGTCCCTGTTTGCGGATGTCATGAATGCACGTCTGGAGCAACTTGATAAAGCGGCCACGCCGGTGGAAAAAATCTGGGACGATGTTAAAACTTGGACTTCTGACGCATGGGCATGGATAGGTGATCATACACTGGGGGCACTCAGTCTGATCACTGACGTGGTGGCCGGAACCGTTGAACAGGTGAAGCTGCTGCTTGTGCAGGGGGATCTGGCGCTGGCTGAATTTATTCAGTCAGCCTGGGAAACGACAAAGAATGTGCCCGGCGTTGGTGCGTTGTTTGGTGAACTGGCAGAAGAGAACCGCGTATTTATTGAGAAAACAAAACGCGATGAACTGGCGCTGAGAAAATCCATTGCGGAACGGGATGCGCGTATACGCCAGGGGGAAATGGGGTACATCAACCGCTCGCGTGCAACAGGCGTCAGCAAAGGTCCTGGGCAGCAGGAAGCCGTCAGCCGTCTGGCTGAAGAGCTGACAGGTAAAAAGCATACATCACCGAAAACGCGCTCTGCCGGGGAGAGGGAAGAGGAGCAGGCAAGAGAGGCTCTGCTTGCCCTTGAAGCTGAGCTCAGGACGCTGGAAAAACACAGCGGTGCGAATGAGAAAATCAGCCGGCAGCGCCGTGATTTATGGAAGGCGGAAAGTCAGTATGTGGTCCTGAAAGAGGCCGCCACGAAACGGCAGTTATCTGAGCAGGAAAAATCCCTGCTGGCTCATGAGAAAGAGACGCTGGAGTACAAACGCCAGCTGGCTGAGCTGGGAGACAAGATTGAACACCAGAAGCGGCTGAATGAGCTGGCACAGCAGGCGGCGCGGTTTGAACAGCAGCAAAGCGCGAAGCAGGCGGCAATCAGCGCAAAAGCCCGCGGCCTCACCGACCGTCAGGCGCAGCGGGAGTCGGAAGAGCAGCGCCTTCGTGAGGTGTACGGTGATAATCCGGCTGCGCTGGCGAAGGCCACATCGGCACTGAAGAACACCTGGTCTGCGGAGGAGCAGCTTCGTGGAAGCTGGATGGCCGGGATGAAGTCCGGCTGGGGAGAGTGGGCGGAAAGTGCGACGGACAGTTTTTCGCAGGTTAAAAGTGTGGCCACGCAGACCTTTGACGGTATTGCACAGAATATGGCGGCGATGCTGACCGGCAGCGAACAGAACTGGCGGGGATTCACCCGTTCCGTGCTGTCCATGATGACAGAAATTCTGCTTAAGCAGGCAATGGTGGGGATTGTCGGGAGTATCGGCAGCGCCATTGGCGGGGCTGTTGGTGGCGGCGCATCCGCGTCAGGCGGTACAGCCATTCAGGCCGCTGCGGCGAAATTCCATTTTGCAACCGGAGGATTTACGGGAACCGGCGGCAAATATGAGCCAGCGGGGATTGTTCACCGTGGTGAATTTGTCTTCACAAAGGAGGCAACCAGCCGGATTGGCGTGGGGATCTCTACCGGCTGATGCGCGGCTATGCCACCGGTGGTTATGTCGGTACACCGGGCAGTCTGGCTGACAGCCGGTCGCAGGCGTCCGGGACGTTTGAGCAGAATAACCATGTGGTGATTAACAACGACGGCACGAACGGGCAGATAGGTCCGGCTGCTCTGAAGGCGGTGTATGACATGGCCCGCAAGGGTGCCCGTGATGAAATTCAGACACAGATGCGTGATGGTGGACTGTTCTCCGGAGGTGGACGATGAAAACCTTCCGCTGGAAAGTGAAACCCGGGATGGATGTGACATCGGCTCCTTCCGTCAGGGAGGTGCGCTTTGGTGATGGCTATTCCCAGCGTGCGCCTGCCGGGCTGAACGCTGACCTGAAAACGTACAGCGTGACGCTGTCTGTCTCCCGTGAGGAGGCCATGGCGCTGGAGTCGTTTCTGGCTGAGCACGGGGGCTGGAAGGCCTTTCTGTGGACGCCGCCTTATGGTTACAGGCAGATAAAGGTGACCTGCGCAAAATGGTCGTCGCAGGTCAGTATGTTGCGTGTTGGGTTCAGCGCAGAGTTTAAACAGGTGGTGAACTGATGCAGGATATCCGGCAGGAAACACTGAATGAATGCACCCGTGCGGAGCAGTCGGCCAGCGTGGTGCTCTGGGAAATCGATCTGACAGAGGTCGGTGGAGAACGTTATTTTTTCTGTAATGAGCAGAACGAAAAAGGTGAGCCGGTCACCTGGCAGGGGAGGCAGTATCAGGCGTATCCCATTCAGGGGAGCGGTTTTGAACTGAATGGCAAAGGCACCAGTACGCGGCCCACGCTGGCAGTCTCTAACCTGTACGGCATGGTCACCGGTATGGTGGAAGATATGCAGAGTCTGGTCGGCGGAACGGTGGTCCGGCGTAAGGTTTACGCCCGTTTTCTGGATGCGGTGAACTTCGTCAACGGAAACAGAGACGCCGATCCGGAGCAGGAGGTGATCAGCCGCTGGCGCATCGAGCAGTGCAGCGAACTGAGCGCGGTGAGTGCCTCCTTTGTACTGTCCACGCCGACGGAAACGGATGGCGCTGTTTTTCCGGGGCGTATCATGCTGGCCAACACCTGCACCTGGACCTATCGCGGTGATGAGTGCGGTTATCACGGTCCGGCAGTCGCGGATGAATATGACCAGCCGACGTCCGATATCACGAAGGATAAATGCAGCAAATGCCTGAGCGGCTGTAAGTTTCGCAATAACGTCGGCAACTTTGGCGGCTTCCTTTCCATTAACAAACTTTCGCAGTAATCCCATGACAGAGACAGAATCAGCGATTCTGGCGCACGCCCGGCGATGTGCGCCAGCGGAGTCGTGCGGCTTCGTGGTAAGCACGCCGGAGGGGAAAGATATTTCCCCTGCGTGAATATCTCCGGTGAGCCGGAGGCGTATTTCCGGATGGCTCCGGAGGACTGGCTGCAGGCAGAGATGCAGGGTGAGATTGTGGCGCTGGTCCGACAGCCACCCCGGTGGTCTCGCCCTGGCTGAGTGAGGCTGACCGGCGGCTGCAGGTGCAGAGCGATTTGCCGTGGTGGCTGGTCTGCCGGGGGCGATTCACAAGTTCCGCTGTGTGCCGCATCTCACCGGGCGGCGCTTTGAGTACGGGGTGACGGACTGTTACACACTGTTCCGGGATGCTTACCATCTGGCGGGGATTGAGATGCCGGATTTTCATCGCGGGATGACTGGTGGCGTCACGGTCAGAATCTCTATCTTGACAATATGGAGGCTACTGGTTTTTACCGTGTCGCACTGACAGAGGCGCAGCCGG